CGGCTCTCCAGCACGTAGAAGCGGTCAACCACGCGGTACATCTCGTGCAGCCGCAGCTTGAGCAGCTCCAGCTCATTAAGCAGGATGGATGCGTTGATCACCATAGCGGCTCGTCGATCAAAGACAGATACTCGTTGGACCAGTACGGGTACAGTCCACCGGCAAAAGCCAGTTCCAGGTTGCGCAGGCTGAAAAGTTTCACCAGCGGTCCTTCGGAGTCCTGGTGCAAGTGGCACGCCTGCGGGTACAGCCATTCACTCTCCACCTGGTTTATATCCACCAGCGTGGGCAGCATGATTTCCCTGGCGCTGGGGAAGTTAAGCACCACCACGCACTTAAGCCCCAGCGCGGAAGCCAGGTGCATTGGCCCGCTGACAATGCCTAAAAACCATTCACTGCCGGACATCAAGGCAATGGATTCATCCAGGCTGCGACCGGTGCGGTCCTCCACCCCGTTCAGGTTGTGGCAGGTCTGGCCTATCTCCACAAAGGACATGTCGGCGCGGTGGGCGTCCACAAACTCCTGGATCACCTTGAAAGTCGACGGGTACACTTCGCGCGCCCGGCCATGCACGCGCCGCCGCTGCCACTGGGCGTGCGCCCCGGGTTCAAAATGCAGCACGCAGCGGCCCGGCACCTTGTCCTGGGGACAGACCACCGTGGCCCGGGGCAGCAAGTCGGCCCGATAGCCCCATGCCCGTTGCAGGCGCTGCATCAAATGGCCGTTGCCCAGGTCGAAGGTCTTTTGCAAAAAGTCGGAAGACACCGGCGGCCTGCCGTCGTACGGCTTGTACCAGGGGTTGTGCTTGATCAACGTCTCAAACTTGGCATCGGCGTGAAAGATATGCGTATAGCCGCCCTGCTCCGTAGAGACCCGGGGCAGGGAGGACATGACCAACATGTCGCCGATGCCGCTCTGGTAATTGGACAGCGCGTAATTGGTCAAGTCAATGAGCGGCTCTTTCGGTGCCGCTTTCATCCGGCGATAGTAATTCCGGATGTGGTCCACTACTTCGCGGGATTTGCGCTTGTGGCTGGTCCGGCGCAAGCTGGACCTTGCAACGGTTTCCTGGCGGAACAGCCGGTACGCCAACAGGTCGGCGCTGGCGCAGTCCTCCGCCTCCATGAGCTGGCGAATGTCCACGTCCGCCGTTTCCAGCAGGCTGCGGTGCCGCTGCCACCAGCCGTAGGTGAAAGCGTAAAACTCCACCTCCGGGCTGGGCACAGAATTGCGCTCCAAATCCGCCGAGGTATGCGTTCCCGGCATGGCCACTTGTCGGCGCAGGCCATAGAAACAGTCTGCTTCGCACAGCTTGGCCCGCAGAATGCGCTCAACATCCGGCACGAAATACGTGTCACCGGGCGTGTAGACAATAACATCAATCGGTTCTGCTGACGTCAGTTTGGCGATGTCCGCCAGTGTGTTGCTGCCTGACAGCTGCCAGGGCGGCCAGGTATTGGACGCCTGCTCGTTTACCACTTCCGGATGCACGTGCCAGAACAGGCGGAACATCACGCGATTAACGGCAGTGTCCAAGGCGTCCGTGTCCAAGGCGTCCGTGTAGCGAAAAGTCTTGGCCAGGTTACAGCAGGGCACGGTGGCGCTCCAGGAGCCTGCCAGGGTGTTCAAGTAGGCAATCACTGGAATCTTAACTGCCTGCGCCAGGTGGAGGAAGGCGGTGTCCACGGTTATCAACAGGTCAGCCGCGTCCATCAGGGTCAGGAAATCAGTCAGCGTGGACGCTTTGACGTCATCCAGCCAGACTACCGCCGATCCGTACTTGGTGGCGATCCATTCCCGCAGCCGGACGGCGTGCGGAAACGGGCTGGACTTGCCTTGCAGGGCCACCAGGATCGTGGGCGTGCGGTTGCGCAGGTGAAGCTTGGCCAGCTCCAGTTCGCCCGCCAGGTCACGGCCATCCAGCACCAGCGGCAGCTTTCCGCGCAAAGGCAGCAGGCCCAGCGCGGCCCAGGGTTCTTCACAGTAGCTCCGGCACCTGTAGTCCATCGTGAAATCACGGGTACAGGGCTGCATGACCACCACTTCGGTATACCGTGTCGACGCCCATTCCAGCGCCGGTTGCGTCAAGTCGAACTTACCGGGATAAATGACCGGATTCCAGTAGCTGACCCAGGCCGCCGCATCCGCAAAGTCCTGGCTGATCACCACGTTGGGCTTTTCGCCGGTAGCGTCGAACAAATGCTTGAAGATCGGCAGCACGTTCAGCAAGTCACCGTACCGGCCTAAAACCAGGTAGCAGCGGATGCTGTACTTTATCTCTGGCGGGAAAGGCCCGACCTTGAACGGGTGAGTAATAAGTCCTATCCGGTAGCTTAAACGCTTCGTCTGAATCAGCGTAATCGAAGGCACAAACTGTTCCGCGAAGGTACGCTCATTTCCCTCAGCGTTGTAGCGGATCAGACCCAGCGCAGAGCGGAAAAAGGCGAAGCAGGCGGCATTGTCGTCCGGCTGCTCGACGCCGGAAGCGCTGCTGACCAGGTGGAGACTGTTGGTGACTGCCCGCATGTGAAAGTCGATGTAGTCGGGGTCGTACCAGTAGTTTGGCAGCCAGGGGAAGCACCACTCGGCCTGGGCCAGCTCCAGGGCGGCGTTCTTAAGCTCCTGGATGCTGCCGCCGGACTCCACCACCTTTACCTCCGGCGGCAGGCTTATGGCGCGTCCGCTGCCGTTGATGACGATCAAGCTTTTGAGCGGCCAGGTTTGCCGGATAAAGCAGAAGGCCGCGTTCATTGCGTTTTCCTTCAGGTCATCCGGTCCGATGACCATGAGTCCGTTTACCGAGGGTTGTTCAGGCCACGCCATAAGGGTATTCTCGCATCATGCTTAAACGCTGATTCTGGGTTAAGGCTCCGAAGTGGTGCAGCGGCTTTAGCCGCTCTGGATCGTACCACGGCATGTCTGCTATCCAGTTCGAGTCCAAAAAGGAAATCCGGCGGGCCACCGCAGGAAACTCGTTGAGCAGCCCCTTAATGGTGTTCTGCTCCCACTTAGGCCCTAAAGCCGCCCCGTAGCGGTCGTCGTCCTTGACGTCTCCGCACCGGCTAAGCGTAGGTAAAAACCAGTCGGTCCAGGCACACTTCTTAACCGCCAGCACGCAGGCGCACAGGCCGTTCCAGTCGGAGGCTCCCAGCAGGTCAAACTGAAGTTTGTCGCCCAAGTCGTCCACCAGCGCAAACGGACGAAGCAGCAGGCAGTCGGCGTCAATCCACACCGCCCAGTCCCCATCCTGTAAATCCGACAGCGTCGTTTGGAGGGCGGCTATTTTGTTCCAGGACGGATGCACCCCTGGGTCCAATAACTCCGTGTATACGTCCAAGCCAACACCCATGGCCGCCGCGTGCGTCCGCAGCGACTTGGCACACTGATCGCCCACCTGAGCGTAGCCCGCGTCGTATAGCGTAAGCAGCTTCACGTTCATAGCTCGGCAACTTCCGACCGAATAAGTCGGCTGCTGGCGCTTTCGTCCAGGTTGGTGTAGTCGCGGTGAATGCCTTCCCAGTAATCAAAGCGCATCTCCCGGCACTTGGTGTAGACCGCCATGCCGCGCAGGGTATGGTCATCCTTGCCGTGGTCCATGAAAACAGCTTCACCAACCCGTTTACAGCCAAAGGACGCGAAAGTTTCGTCCAGCCCCCTCAGATTAAAGAAAGTGCAACTGGTCGCGTCCCACGGCGACGTCGTGACCGGGCAGTGGATCAGCGGCTCGTCATTTGGCCCGTAGAATCCAGATTCCACGACAATGATGCCGCCGGTCTGGGTCGCGCCCACGACGGCAGATATGCCATTGATTGGATACCGCAGGTGGTACAGGACGCCCATGAACAGCACGGTGCGGAACTGGTTGTCCCGATCCAAGCTATACACGGACTTTTCCCGGATCGTCAGCTTGGACCCGCGTAGTTCGCGCATCAGGCCAATGCCTTCGCTGATGTTGTTATCAATGCCGGTGACTGGCTCGATGCCGTTGTCCTCCAGCCAAAAACTGAACATGCCGTCGCGACAGCCTATGTCGAGGGCCGGACCTTTAAGCAGCTTGCGCGCGTGCAAATCGTTCAGCTGCTCCTTGATCCAGTTCCAGGATTTCTCCAGTCCGAGACTGTGGCCGTGGGTGACGATGCTGGTGCCCGGCACTTCCATGGTGTGGTACCACTTAACCTTGTTCACTCTGACCCGCAGGGCTTCTTCGTTTAGGGTGTCCATGTGTCTTTAATGTTGTGTATTCCGGCGACCGCTCCGGCTACGAGCCTTCGCTTTTGGTAGTCGCGCTGGATAAAGCACTCGCCGTTAAAGGACAGCGCCTGGGTGACGGGCGAGAAGCGCTCCAGGTACTCCAGGCCGTAGGTCCGCGCCAGCTCCAGGCCGACGCGCATGTCCCAGGGCTTGTCGGTGTAGATTCCGCTTTTCCAGGCGGCAACCACTTCCTTGGTCCGGTAAATGGCGAAGCATCCGTTGGGAAACAGCGTCCACTGCTCGCGCGGCAGCCACTCGTCGCGCAGGGAGTAAATGTGGGCACCGGTCACCCGGTTATACTCGCGCACAATCAAGCGGCATATCGTGCGCACCCCGGGACCGGCAAATTGAGTGTGAAAGGGCACCGGGGTGCCTGCCAGCAAAAAGTCCGGGTTGTGGGCCAGCGCCTCGCGCAGCAGGCGCTCGTCCCAGGCCCCGCCTTTGACCCGGCAGTCGGGTTCAATGGGCATGAAAAACTCGGCGTCCAACTGTTCCGCCACTTTGATCACCTCGTTGAAAATACCAATGCCGGTAACGTGGGTGTTGGCTCCGCACCTGATCGGCTCGGCCAGCAGGTGCTGCGGCTGATAATCCGGGGTCTCGCTGACGTAATGCACCGGGAACGTCGGGGGATTGGCGCTTAAATTGCGGAAAAACACGTCATTGTGCCCGACTTCCGGCGGCGGCAGATAGCAGATACTGACCAGGCGCGGTTTACCGTGGATCAGGAGCGGAACGGAGGGCAGATCGGGCCGGGCCACGGAAAGGAAGGCTTCGCGGATGCTATTCTCCCACAGCGTAAGCTCGATCCAGGGACAATGAAAGACCACGTTCTCCACCCGGCCCGAGCATTCCCACTTGGGCCTTCCGAAGTGTATGGACGGCGTGTTGGTCGCCCGGTTCAGGTGCAAAATGGCCGTGTCGGCACAGACTAGCAGTTTCGCATTTTCCAGCAGCAGCAGAAAATCCGCAAAGTTGTCCAACCGTACCTCAGAAATGTCTACAACCGACCAGCCCCATTCCCGGCAGAGTTCGGCCAGCAACTTTTGCACCCAGGCAGCCTCAGCATCGGTCGGCGGCGAGGAATGGCTTTTTAAGCAGGTGACCACGTACGGCGAGTCGGGGTTGAACCGGTCGAACACCGCCGTCTCGGCGGTCGCGTTTCGACGGTCAAACACCAGCGGCAGCTTGCCCCACTGCTCCAGGTAGCCAAGCTTCTCCCACTGGGCTTTCAGAAAGTTAGCGCCGGTCTTGCGATTTTTAGACGTTCCAAAAAACATGCAGTTGGTCGCCTTAAGCCCGGTGCCCTCGACTTCCTTTACCGCCGATTCGGCGTCGTGAAGGCTGCCTTGAAACAACACTGGCTCCACGTAGCTTACCCGTTCCAGTATGGCGGCAAACTCCGGGCAGACCATCATTTTGGGCGCGATGCCGCTGCGCAGAAAGAGCGCCCGGCAAACCGGCAGCACGTTAATGATGTCACCGATGCGCCCCAAATTTACGATTACTGAGCCGTCCGGCTTGGGCGACGCGACCGTCAGCTTGGGCGCTTCCGCGTCTCGGACCTTGGTCTCCGACTTAACGTGGTGGGCCAGGACGCGGTCGGAATGCACCGCTACCGGGGTTCCCAACTGACCCAGAAACAGGTGCTCGTAGCCGTGGTCGTCATAACGAATCTTGCCCAGAGCTGCCTTGGCGTAGCCGCAGAAGCGCCGGTCCTGGCCATACAGCAGCACGTTTGCGCCGTTGGCTTTGCCCAGCAGGGTGTCGAGGTATTCAGGCGCATACCAGGCGTCCGGCAGCCAGTTAAAAATCCACTCGCCAGTGGCCAGCGCCAGCGCCTGGTTGCGCAATTCGCCGTAGGGCAGAGGGAGACCGACCACTTCCTGAATATCGGCGTTCGGCGGAGCCAGGGCGACACCGGTGCTGTTAACCACGATCAACTCTTTTACCGGCCAGGTCTGGCGAATAAAGCAGTAAATCGAGTTTAGCGCCGCGTCCCGTAAATCACAGGGGCGCACCACCATTACCGCCGAGACAAAACGATGTTCAGGCCATGCCATGCAGCTTTAGAACTGAATCAGCTGCCGGTTCGGAGTAGTTGCAGTCCCGACAGGTACCCATAGACCGCAAAGCTCATTTTTCCCGTGCTGTTGACCGCCGCCGAAACGGCCACGTAGTTCTGACCGGCTACAAAAGACGTAGCTGCCGTGTTGTTGACCGTGTGCAAGACAGGAGCACCGCCATTAACTCCAATGTAGACGCTGCTGGTGCCCGAGGCGGCTGCCGAATAGACGTACAGGGTGTAGCTGCCGGGCGGGATGTTGCGCAGGTTGAACGTGTTGGGCACGGACGGACCGCCTGCGTACGTGTTCAACATGGGATCAAAAGTGCTCTGGGTGCCTGCCGCCGATGTCAGCGGCGCAACCCGTTCCAAATAAACGACGCTCAGGCTGCGGTCGTAATTCAGCAGCGGAATCAGCGGAGCACTGGAAAACACCCAACCGTACCCATACCCGTATCCGTAGCCGCAGGTATGGTCCACCGTTGCCGTATAACTGGCGGGAGTGTAGACATTCCAGTAGTCGCTGGCGGTTTTGCCGACCTGAGCCGGACCCTGCTTGAGACCCGTGCCGTTAAAATCGACATTGACCAGCAGCTGCGTCGCGTCCGGCGTAAAATAGCGCTTCCCGCCGACCAGGGTGGCTGCCGTGCCACCACTCAGATCGCGCGGCAGGACGTCAGGAGCGAACCGGATCATGTCGTACTGGCCCAGGACCTCGGCCCCATCTTGCACCAAAAAGGTTGGATTTAGCCGCAGAGGGTCCAACGGGACGGTGCCGACGAGCACTCCCATCCAGATTTGGCTGGTTTTCGGCGGTCCAACCAGCGCCCCGCGCGTAACGGGCTGCCCCGTGACCAGCCCGGTGGAAGCCAGGCCACTAAGCGTCACCAGCACGCCCAGGCCGCAGTCAATGGTGACGTTGGTGGCGTACGTGGCCAGCAGCACCGGGTCTTCCGTGTAAAACTCCGGGAGCGACGTCCATATCCGGCTGACCGTCCCCGTGGCCGGAGCGATGGCGCTCTCTCCCGCCGCCAGCTGCACGGTGATGCCCAGGTTGACGCTGCCCTCGGCGGTGTACGCGTACAGCAGGGTGGCTGACCGGGAAAACGGCGGTCGAAACTGGGTGACCAGGTTGATGACCGACTGCGAAAGGTTGCTCATGAGGGTATCGTCGGTGCGCCGTTAAAGTTGAGGGTGGACGTGTACCGTTCCACCGCTTCCGGGTAAAACGTGGCTTCCAGGGTCAGCAGCTGGGATTCGGTGTAATTCAGGTCCGACAGCTTGTACCCGGCGCACCAGCACTGCCGCAGCACCCACTTGGTGTGTTCCTCCATCTGAGGCAGGGTGGCTGCCGCCGTGGCGGACGGTGCGCCCTGCGGACCAGCGGGCGTGCTGGTGGCCGCGCCCTGGTTCGACTGCCTGGCCGCCTGCTGCTTCAGCAGGCTGTTGTACTTGGCCACCGCAGCGAGCTGGGCACCGTTTACCTGGCCGGTGGTCGTCGTGCCGCTCAGCCCCTGGACGATATTCTGCATGTTGCCGCGCAGCAAGCTGACGTTGATGTCGAACCGGCAAGTCGTGCTAAAATTGCTGTCCAGGGTGAAATATCCCTGGGGACTGAGGCCCGCAAACCCGCCGTAGCGTGCCCCGCGCCCCGCCCGCGTCAGCGCCACCCAGGCGTCCAGCAGGTCCGCCGTGTCACTGCGGTCGGTGCCCTCCCAGGTGTCCACCACAAAGGTGATTTTAGCGGCTTCCACCGGGTCGTCCCAGTTGGGCATGTTGTACGGCACCGAGTCCCGGCGGAACACTTCCGCCTTGAGCCTGACTTCAGGCAGGCTGACGCTGCGCACAAACTGGCGCAGCTGCGCGTTGAGCTTGACGTTGGCGGCGCTCTGGATGCCGCCCGCCGCCAGGGTCAGGTCCACCAGGAACAAGTCCGAGCGCTGCGGTTCCAGCACGCTGGACGTGTTGGCGTCCGTCTGCCGTCCCCAAAGGTTAACCAGGTTCTTATTATCAGCGTCACGCGACATTTGAGTAACTACCTTGAGCATGAACCTTAACTTTACGTATGCCGGAACGGTGGAGCTAAACCAGGACCCGCTGAAACTTGGCCGGTTGAAGGTTCGCGTCCCGCACGTCTATGGCACCAGCGCCACCGGCTCGGGCTACATCGGCACCGGCGACCTGCCATGGGCCATGCCAGCAGGCATGCCTGCCGGTGGCAGTGCCCTGAGCGGGGGCTTCTCCCAGATACCGGAGCCGGGCGATCCCGTCTGGGTTCGCTTCCTGGATGGGGAGCCGGAAAAGCCCATCTGGGAGTGGGGCATGCAAACCATGAACGGGGCGCAGAAACTGAAGCTGCACACCTATGACATCGGCACGCCCGTGGGCAAGCCCAACCGCACCGTCTGGACCCGCTACAGCCACGCCATCGAGATGAACGAGGGTTCGCTGATCGCCACCACCAGCGCCGGGTACCGCATTGTTCTGACCGACGACACCGAGGTCGGCTCTTCGGACGGCAACATCATGGTCACGACGCCCAACGGCAACTACTGCCAGTTCGACGATCTGGACGACACGGTCAAGTTCAACGTGCTCCAGGACCTGTACTTCAATGTCTACGAAGGCGTGACCGGCATCTCCAACAGCTTTTCCTGGCAGACCCTGGCCGATGACTTCAGTGTAGACAGCGGCGGCGGCATCGCCCTGACCGCTTTCGACAACATTGACATTTCCACCGTCGGCGACATCACCATCGACAGCCTGAGCGACCTGAACCTGACCACCGTCGGGGAAATGGTGCTGGGCTTCACCAACCTGACGCTGGGCATTGGGGCTACCCAGCAGGCCGTTTTGGGCAATTACCTGGTGGAATGGATCAATTCCCTGTTCGTCTGGCTGGCCGTTCACACGCACACCAGCAGCAATCCAGGGAACCCGACGTCGCCGCCCACGCAGCCCACGTCCTCGATCACCCCGGAGGCCACGCAGCTGCTTTCGCAGACCGTCACCGTGGCAGACTGAGTTTTGCGTTCTTAGTGGCCTATGGCTATTCGCACCAACCTGAAATCACTGGTCCCGCGCCGAGACGCGTACAAGCGGGAAATCACCCTGCTCTCGCGCGGCTACACCAGCCCCACGGCCTGGCCCGGCGGCAAATTGACCGTCTACCCCTGGGACAATGAAGTTGACGACTGGTTCGTGGAGAACGCCCGCAAGCTGACCAAGGAGGAGCTGATCTTTAGCCTGTTCGAGCGCTGCTGCAACCTCAACGGCGGCAGGCTGGACGATTTTGTCGCCGACGAGATCAACCTGATCCTGCTGGTGTCCCGGGCGCGCCTGGCCAACGACCATATTCGCTACACCTCCGTGTGTCCGCACTGCGGGGCCAAGAAGGACGAAACCATCGCCATTCCTGACGAGCTGGAGCCGGTGGGGGTCAAGGAGCCGGATTATCCCGGTTTCGATGTCATCACCCTGCCGGACGTCCAGGACGTCGTCAAGGTGCGCCCGCTGTTGGTCAAGGACGAGCGCGCCATCGTGGGCCGACCCACCGTGGAGCGCGCCCGGGTGCCTGACACACTGCTGCGCACCCTGATGCGGGTCGTCACCATCAACGACACCCGACCCGACGCGCTGGAAGAGCTGATCCAATGGTTTCGGGCGCTGTCGCCAGCGGATTCCAAATTTCTCGAAAAGGAGGGCCGCCGCATCACGCCGCATCTGAACACCGCCGTGCCACACAAGTGCGACGAGTGCCTGAAGACCTTCGACCACGTGCTGGACCTGGGTCAGGAGTTTTTTCGTTGAGGCGGCTTATATTAGCCGCCAAGACCGCTGGAGAACCCTGTTTGAACTGGCCTGGGATGGCAAGGGCCTGACGCTGGAGCTAAGCCGCGTGCCCGACGACATCCTGCGCCAGATGGTCCACTGGCGCAACGAAAAAGTAGAGCAGGAAAACGAGAGAAACTCGAAATTGCGATGATCAGCGCAGCCCGAGAAAATGAGCTGATATGTTGCGAATCCATGTTTTGAATTCGTCTACACTCATTGTGTTTTTGGCATAATTGCACACTTTGCACGCGGGCACGCAGTTGCTGACAGTGTAGCCAGAGCCAGAATCCAGACGATCAATACCGTTGTATACAAAATCTACGATTGATGTACGAGTACGGTACGACTTTGACGGCGGCGCTCCGCAGTAAAAACATTTTTCAGCTACGACGCGCTTAAATTCATCCGGGGTCAAAACCCACGCTATACCCCGGTTCACCGCCTGTCTTTTGACTTGACCGTAGACTGCGTTAAACGAGGCGGTACCAGGAGGTAACGACCATGCTCGTTTTGCCGCCGCTACCCTGTTCTTGATCCCCACACAGCCGCAGCTGATGGTTCCTCCGCATTTTAACGATTTTACCGCTATTGACTTTTTCTTGCCGCACGCGCAGACACAGATGACGCGTCGTTCAACTGTACTTCCATTGCGCTGCGCAGTTTCAAAAGGTTTAATATCATAGCCAATCACCGTAAGCTGTCCGAACTTTAAGCCTGTTGGATACGTAGACTTGAACCTGTCAGTTGCGCACCCAGCAAAACTACAGCCGCAGCTTTTAACTGTTCGAGCCATGAGTCTGTGCGGCCTTTCCCTAATTATATTGCCGCAGTCACAGCGACAAACGAGCATCCAAAAATACGGAGGTTTGCCGTATTTTTCGTAGCCTTTGACGACTAGCTTTCCTGTTCTAGTGCCTGGTGGAAATTTATTTTTAAGCACCGTTAGCTTTTTCATACCAGTACCTACACATGATAACAGCCTGCTTTGACGCAAATAGTATTTTTGCCCGGTCCTGGTACGCCGCCGAGCGCAGCGGCGGGGAACCGCTGGACGCGGTCAGTCTGATGGTGCGCTCACTGCTGATCCTGCTGAATCCCGACATCGACAAACTTGGGGTGTACGTAGACCGGACCCTGTTCGGCTGGGACCCCAAAAACATTTCCAGCAACAAGGGCCGAGAAACCAAACCAAAGGTATATCATGACACCAAGGAAGCCGTTAAAGATGTTCTGGCGTTCCTCTTTGGCACTGTCAACTTTGAACACGACCAGTACGAGGCAGACAGTGTCGTGGCAACCGCCGCAGTACGCGCCGCCAAAACGGACGAAGTTTACGTGGTCTCGGGTGACAAGGACCTGCAACAGCTTCAGCGAGGGAACATCCATTACTATTGCCTGAACACCAAGACCATCCTCTCGCCCGACTACATCCGGCGAAAATGGGGCGTGCCCCGGGCCAGCCAGGTGGCGCTGGTTCAGGCCATCACCGGCGACCCGGTGGACAACATCAAGGGCGTTCATGGCTGGGGTCCTAAAAAGTGCCGCGAGCTGTTCCGTAAGGTAAATCCAGACATGACGTTCGAGGAGGCCAAGGCGGCGCTGCTGAGCCAAATGCCGCCGGAGTGCCAGGAGCAGTTCCTGGCGTGCCTGGAGCTGACCCGCTTAAAAACCAACGTCCCGGACGTACCTGATCCGGGACGTTTGCAGCTGGCTTCCGTGGCGGAAGCCAAATCGCTCGGTATCCCCAACATCGGCCTGTTGTACAGCCGCGTCTACGAGGAGTACCAGACTAGACGGCGATGAGCGGCAGCGCTCCGCCGCTGGCCCGGTTGTAGTACCGGACCACCGTGAACTCCAACAGCGCGCCGCCGGAGGCGTTGCCTACCAGCTGAACCTGCGGATACGTGGAGGTCACGATCAGCTGGATCACCTGGTTGGCCATCAGCGTGTTGTTGAGCAGGCTGCCCGGCGCGCCCAGGTCCGCCCAGGAGGTGCCGTTGAATTCCTGAAAATCATAATTCAGCGTGTTGACGCCGCTATTCTTCATCGTCACCATCAAGCTGGCCGGACCCTGCTGGATGACGCTGAACAGCGTAGACAAAGTCTCGCCGACGAATTGGCTGTCTGTGACGGTTGCAATCATACGCTAACTACTGTGCGTTGGGATTCCGGTAGTTGTACACGTCCCGGCTCTGGTGCAAGCCCAACATCCGGCTCGTTTCACTGCCGGGTTCCGCCTGCCTAAATAACCGCCTGAGCTGAGGCTCAATGCGTTGCCAGGCCGCTTCCGCCTGTTCACGGCTCACGGGACCAACAGCTTGGCCTGTTGTCGGGTCCTTGAAGCCATGAACTCGTTCCTCAACAAAGCGCTCACGAATTTGGGTCATAGCGCCATCCAGTTCTCCGGGTACTGCGCTGTGTTGCGTGGTGGCCTCGATGTCGGCCTCGCCGATAATTTTCTGGATAAGTTTGTTCATAGCTAAAATCGAATTCTCCAGGTCAGCGTGGGCGCGTAATCTGAAGTCTTGTTGATGCTGGTGGCGCGGACCTTGCGGGTCACCAGCGCCTGGCCGCCCGTCAGCAAGCCCATCTCGCTAATCAGCGTGCCGTTGGCCTCGGTGGTGCCGATGGTGAAAGCTACGCGCACCACGAAAGGCGACATGTAGTCAATCGAGTCCACGGCCTTGTGGTACAGCGAGCTGGGGAACAGGATGGGCGCGGCCAGCGCCACGTCCGTCACCTGGGCCGCCGTCGTGCCGGTGCCGATGGCAAACAAACTGATGGCGTAGTTGACCGTCGGGCTGCGGCCCCCGAAAGCAAAAGCCATGGCCTGGCGGCCTTGGTCGAGGAATAGATTCTTGCCCACAGGCACCTCGTGGCGCTCCAGGCCCCAGCCAGCGGGCTGCCGCCCGGCGGGTGCCTTGATCCAGCCGTAGTCGACGGCCTGCTGCGTGGACAGCTCCTGGCCGTCCGCCAAGGTTATCTTGGAGATGGACACAAACCCAACTGGACGCGGTAACATCATAGCGGCAAATCCTCTTCCGGCTCAGCCACGCCTGCGGTATCCACAGCCAGCCGGAAAGCGGCGTAATCGTCCGGGTCCACCCCTTTGGGCGGCGTCGGGGACAGGGCCTCGTACCGTTTAATCTCACGCAGGCGGCTGGCCCGGCGCTCGGACAGCTTGCGGATCACCTGACGGGCCAGGGACTCCAGCTTGGGCGTAAAGATCGCCTGGCAGTCCGGACACGACGCTTGCTCACCCGCCTCGGACTCGGACACCAAGGCGTTCAGCTGGCCACAGCTCGGGCAGACGTGGGCGGTCCCCAAGTCAAACTCCGGCAGAGGGGCCACTTCGAGCAGTGGACGCTCAACCGGAGTACAGACCCGCAAGATGGCTTCTTTGTAGCGGTCGTACATTACGTGGCGAGCACCGGCGTCGTCACCATGCTGTTGACGTCCACCGGATAGTACCGGTCAATCTGGAGGGAAAACATCATGTTCACGAAGCCGCTGGCGGTCATGTCGCCGTCGCTGAACTTCAGGCCCTTGGGCTGGCAGCCTTCCAGAACGTAGGTCAAGCCCGGGTCCATGGTGGACGCCCCCGGCTGGGCCTGGTTGTTGATGTCGTTGACCATGTTCTGCATGTTGGGCGTGTACCAAGTCATGCGACCCATGGCCTTCACCTGGGAGGTCAGGCCGACCCCGCCGGTGCGCGGATTGGAACTCAGCCAGAACCACTTTTCCAGGGCTTCCGCCGCCCGGGTGGAGAAGGCGTAGCGCACCGGAATTTCGATGGCAGGCGTCGGCGTGTCCTTGCCGATCAGCAGGTTGGTCTGCTGCATGTATTTCACTTCGATCATCTCACGCTCCCGGTTCGGGAACGGAAACTTCTCCAGCAGGAATTGAACGTCATCCACCCACTGGTAACCCAGCACCTGGGGAAGGCTGATGTTTACCTTCCACAGATCGGAGCGCTGCAAGTCCAAGCTGGTCGCGCTGGTCTGCGCGCCAAAGGTGTTGTTGAATCCAATTTTCATAGTCGATTAAGAAATGCTGTTGATCACCGCCCCGCTCTCGTAGACCGTGGCGTTGATGTAGATTTTCTCCGCCACGTCGGCGGGAATGAGCGCCAGGTTGCAGATCACCTGCCGGTTGTTCCGGTCGTCGGCGGACGCCGTGATGGACAGGTTGTAATCTTCCAGGCCCCGGTCGTTCTTGATCCGCGCCAGGAACTCGTTACCCGCCAGGTCCATGTTGGTGAGCAGCTCGGCGTCGTTCGGATCGAAGACAAACCGGCGGAACACCTGCGCCAGGCCGTTGACGGTCCAGTTCACACAGATGACCGAGTGGATGGCCGTCAGCTTGCTTTCCAGCCGCTGCATCGTGCGCTCGCCGTACAGGAAAAAGTTCCCCTGCATGTTGAGGATCGGATTGACGCTGTTGCCGTTGCCGTACATGGCCTGAAGCGTGTCCTCCGACACGTCGTCGAACTGCACAGCTTCACAGTCCGGCAGGTAGCCCCGGGTCTCGCCCGCGATGGCGTACCAGGGTGCAAAGCTGTTGAAGGTGAAACCAGCGGCGCGCGCCCAGAACACCGACGGCGGCACGAGCTGGGTGACGCCAAAGCTGTTGGTGCGCTGACCCCAGTTCCAGAACACGGCCACGTTGTGGCTGTCCAGCTTGCCCGTTTGGTTGTTCTGGCCCTGGCCGTTGTGCCAGTCGATGGCCTGCCGGGCGTTAAGCCGGGAGGGCACGTCCGTGACGGCGATGGCGTTGATCGCAAAGCACGTGCTGGCCAGCTGGCTCAAGATCGCCAGCGAGACATTGTCCATCGGCAGGATGATGACGTTGACGTCCACCTTGCGCTTGTTCTCGAAAGCCCGGATGCCGGAGTATTTGTCCGTCACCGGGTCCAGGGTGCCGGTCCAGACCGCAGAGTCTGCCACCGGGTCCAAAGTTTCGCCGTCGGCTCCGTTGACAAACTGACCGCCCTTGGCGGTGACGACACCGTTGATGACCAGGGTGCCTGCGTTAATGGCACCGGCGGGCATCGGAACCGGCAAGCCGACCGTGGGCGTGCTGGTGTAAAAACGAGCATCCCACGGAGCCACCGTGTTGGCGGGCGTCCAGCCGTAATTGTTGCTGCCGATGATGTTGCTGACGTAGACGTATTTGCTGATGCCTTGTGCCAGCCGAACATCCCAGTAATTGGCGTCGCCCGGAATGTTGGTGATGTTGTCGTGCGTCTCTTCCAGGGCCGAGTTCCAGTAAACTTCCAGCTTCTTGGTGCCCGGGCCGGACCCGGGCCGGACTTTGACGTACAGGCCGGTCGCCGAATTGGTGCCGTTGGCCCAGCTGCCGGGACTGGCAGCGGACAGCCACATGAACGGCTGGGACCCGGTGGCGGCAAACACCTGCGCGCCTGCCGAATAGTTGTCCTGCAAAGGCAGCGCCTGGTAACCGATCTGCTGAATGCTGGCTGTTTCCAGGAAGACCGTGCCGCTGCCATCCGGATTGACCAGGCGGCTGGCCACACGCACTTCCAGGGTGGGAACGCGTTGCGGGCTGCTCTGCTGGATTTTGAGGACCATGCCCGGCGTGACGCTGGTGATGTTTGAGGAAACCGTGAACTGAAACGTGTTCTTGACCGCGTTGGAAATGGTGCCCAGCGAAAGCGCGTGATCCGCCGTGTTGGTTCCGCTGCCGTAGGTGTAGCAGGACACGACGCTTTCCGCCGTGAACGCGGCGGGGTTGTTCACGCTGTAGGAAATCTGACCCGCATCATAACTGTCCTGCAACGGCAGGCCCGATAGGATGGAAAGGGTGCCGTTGGAGGCGCTGGTCACCACGGCGTTGACCGTGGACTTCTTTCCAGGTTCCGTGACGCTGATGTACAGGGCGGATGTGGTTGAAGCGTTAAGAATGTCGTTCACCGCCGCGTAGCTGTCCGGGCAGTTGAGCACCAGGTTGTTGACCGTGCCCACGCCGTCGGCGGCGGGCAGTTCGGTGAAGGTCTTGCCGATGCGGATCACCGTCATCTGGTTGGTGTAGTCCGAACACGCGTCCACGGCATCGGCCATGAAATAGCCCGTCCCGTCGGACGGCCCGATTAGGCCCGTGTCCGGGTCCGGCGTTTCAACGGTCGGAATCGGGTTGCCGAAATTTGCCACGAAGTCATTCAGCGACTGAATCTGAACGGGCGTGTTGAACGGTCCCTTGGTGGCCACTCCGATGAACCCCGGTTTGAACCGGCTGCTCGTCGGCGTAAAAAAGGACTTGTCAACAATCTGCGTGTAAACCCCGGGAAAGGTTTTTGGTGTAAAAGACGGTGTCGTCATAAGCTTTCGCTGTCTTAACTACGGGGGTGCCTCTGGGCACCTCCCTGGGTTTCTTTGGCTGTTCCGTTGTTCATTGCCTTAACTACCGATTGCCGCCCGTCTGCCGTTGTCCGTCAGCTGTAGACGCCTAGTTTAATCAAACACCTCCTGGCTTTCACCAGGTATGATCGCCGGGGCCGGGCTGGCCGTCGGCAGCGTGTTGTTCGTGTCCGGCTGGTACGTTCCGCAGGGCGGCATGTCCGAGGTGGCCGCCCGGTAAGCCACGGTCGGGTTGGTGTCGCAGTCGCCGCGCAAATCCACGGGCGTAACGAAATCCATGTCGGACGTGAGCGTGAACGCCTGGACCACGGTCGCGGGCACGGCGGCCCCGCTGTTGAAGACCAGGCTCCAGAGCGTGGGATGCACCTTGTAGCGCAGGTCCACTTCGTAGCCCTCCATGACCACCGTCAAGCTGACGCGGAACTCCACGTTTTTTCCCTCCTCGGGCGTCTCGGGCGTCATGTTCTCCACGTCCCCGTCAATGTAGACGCGCACCAGCTTGGGGCCGATGAGCGGGTAGGCGACCATTGTCCAGGTCTGCAACTGCGTGCCGCCGGTCCGCCAGAATTCCCGAAACAGCTGGTTCAGGAAAAACGACTGGGTGTCGGGCCGGTTGCAGAAAAAGTCAATCTGGAACCGGTAGTCCAGGGCCATGGGGTACCGGGCCACAATGACATTGCCCAGATCGCCCCGGGTCAGGCCGGTGCCCTGCTGCGGCTTGCCCGGCACCGGAACCGTGTCATCCGAGACGGTCGGCCAGGCGATGTGCCGCATGTTGTGGATGGAAAAATTGTGGCTCTGGCGCAGCTTGTAATTTTTGCGGAAGACCGAGATCACCGGGTATCGGATGGGCGCGGGATACGGCTGGTACAGGGGATTGCCGTTTTCGTCCTTGGCATCCAGCAGGTACTTGTACGGATTCTTGTCCATGGCCCACAACCGGGTGAACTCCGAGAAGGCGTCCATGGGGCTGGACATGACCACCGGCATGGGCACACCCCAGCGCAGCGTCAAAATCCGGTTGAGCCACGCTTGCAGCGCCAGCTCGTGGTAGCGCATGCCGGTGCTGGCCAGCGCGCCGGAATCAAAATCTAGCA